AGAACCGCCGACCGCTTCTTCAAATGCGTTGTCGTAGGCTTCATCAGCCACGGATGCTTGCTCGTCAGCCCTGTACAGCCCATCACAAACCTCGGCCAGCTTGTCGTTCTCCGTGCCGTCCTTGCTCACATAATCGACGGTAATACGGTTGTTGCGGTATTCGTTGACGATCCGAATGACCGCCAGCATGATTTTATTGACCTCAAACTTGGGCTTGTTTTCGTATTGGTAGGCCAGCGGGCCTTCCCATTGTGCGCCGCACAAAGAATAAAAGCGCCGGTCTTGCAGGCATTGCAGACGCTCATCACGCAGCGCGGTCTGGATATCGTTAAACTGCTTCAGCGCGTCTGCGTGCAGATTAGAAAGCCGTTGATCGTTTGAGAGTCGAGCCATGTTTAAATCCTCATTTTGGACGAATTTTCCGACCATTTATGCATTGTTGCAATGGGCCTGAAAATCGCTGGCTTTACACTCACAGCACGCCTCACGCCTTCGCAAGCATATCTCAAAGCGTCGATCACGTGGTTTTTCTTGTCCTCCAGCACCGGCAGGATTCGTCCAGTCAGCGGGTCTTGCTTGTAGCTGTATAGACTCAATTCGTCGATTGTGTGAGTGCAGCGCGGGTGAACAACGATGTCGTAGTTCTTCAAAAACTCGATGCCTTCCTCGACCGATTTCGGGCCTTTAACTGCGGTCATGATCTTGGGGAAACCGTTTCGCCGCATGTGGCTGATTGTCTCTGGCCTGGCTGAGTCGGCCACGATGGGCCACTTCTCGGCCTCTGGAACCTGCATAAACAGTTCGGGCGTGTTGACGATCTCGCAGCCGACCATGTAAGCCTCGTGGTCGATGTAAAGCGTTCGCCCGATAATGTGGCAGCGCACTAAAACTGTCGGATCAATAGCAAATCCCCAGTCCGCACCGAGCCGGTGAATAGCATCTGGTGGCGCTTCAAACTCGTCAATCTGCCAACGCTTAAACACCCTGGCACCGCTGTTTGTGAGGTAGTTGCCCTGCCAAACGTGTTGATATTTGTCGGGGTCTCTGCGCTTGTCGTATTCCATCTCGTCGCGCAGAACTTGCGGAAACCACGGATTATCTGAAAAGTTGACCTTGATGACCCTCGAATCTTTCGGCGGGGTCGGGCCTCGCAGCAGGAAATCAACGGGGTCGGATTCTTGGCGAGGGTTCCATGTGAACCACAGTTCCGAGTCTGGCTTACGGATTGTCGGTCGCAGCAAGTCCAGACTGGTCTGGCTCAAGCTCTGGGCTTCCTCCACCCAGGCGCAATCGTAACCCTCAAGCGACTTGATACTGTCCGCGGTATGGTTCTGCATCCCCTGGAAGATGATCGCGCCATCGGCCTTGCGTGACTTGATTACGGCATCCTGGACTTCGAAGTAGGCGCCAGCGTTCATCGCTTCGATCTTGGTCTCCAGCAGGCGCTTGACGGATTGGTTGAGCGACTTCTGAATCTCGCGCACACAAACGCTTCTGCGCCGCTGGTTCATGATGTGCGCTTCGATCATCAACTCTGCAAACATGTGGGACTTGCCTGAACCTCGGCCACCCCAAGCGCCCTTGTAGCGGCTTGGTTCCAGCAGAGGCAACGCCCATTCTGGGGTTTGGAGTTGCAGGACGCTCATGCCTTCACGACTACCCGCTTGATTTCCCTGAACTCCAGAGGCGCACCATCGGCACCAGTCACTTCATGCTTCTGGGTTTCTGCCCAGCGCATCTGGGTCTTGCTCCACCAGATTGCCGCAGTCGTGTCTCCAGCCATAACCTTTTGAAACAGAGTCTTGCCAACTTGGGCGTTGGCTTTGGACTTTCCGCTTATCAACTCTGAACTAAAGTGCGCCCTTAATGTGTCGATGTGTATGCCATCCCGCACCAGTGCGCCAATTTGCTCAATGGGTAAGCCGTACCCTGACAGCGCCTCTACCTGTTTGCGCTCTGCTGCTGTCGGCTCAAAGGCTGGTCTGCCAGCGCCGGGTCTTGCGCCGCCGTAGTTTGGATCATGCTCTTGAGCTGGCACGATTTTTGTCTTCTTGCTTTTAACGGTGGGTTTTTCAAGTTTAGTCATACGTCACCAGTATGCGCTGAAAGCCTTGAGTGGATAGAATACCAGACTATTACGGTAGCCGCCATCTGCCGTTGGACGTATAGGCGTAACGCCATGCACGTTGCGCCAAGCTGGATACACCAGCATTGAGTTGTCCCGGCTATCTACCGTTGCATTGTAATCTGGGATAGTGGTATTGCCGCCTCTAGCATGGTTTTTCTTAGCGATGATAACATTAACGCAACCCTCTAAATTACCGGCATCACGATGGTAATTAGCCGCGATGTTAAAATTGCTAATAGAACTTGTAAACAGTCTGCCGAACCTAAATTTAGGCGGCACTTTTTCTTCGATAATCGCTTTCTGTTTAGCAAAAATGTTTGGAGTTATTTCGTTTATTAAATTTTCTGACTCTTTACAGGTTAGCAACATTGCTTTAATAAATGTCTCTGCACTTTTTACATCGTGAACCATCGATGTGCGCGGATAAGGCATTCTCATGTGCGGTTTGGCAGCGCAACTACCAATAATTGTGCTGTATTGCTGTATGGGATGTATAACTTCGCCACCATCATTAATAATTTGCTTTTGAGCGGCTTTGCTTAATGTCGAACGGTTCATTTTGGTTTTAGGAACTTTGTCCGATAACAATTCCGCATTCGCTACATTAACTAAATTTTGTAATTTGCTAGATATTTGTTTAAGATAAAAACCTACCACCTCACCGTCGGAATAAAAAATCGTATCCTCGGTAATATTTGGAGTTATCTCTTCACAAATATCACCAAGTTTTATATGGTGATCGATTTTTACGAGTTCTAATGTTTTCATGTGTAAAGAATTGGCTCAGTCATTCCCAATTCCCAAAAATATAATTCAACATTAGGCAAAGATTTTTTTAAACCTTTTAACACTTTTTTATTATCCTCATAATGTTTATTTACCTGTAAATGTTTAATCACATTTGTTTTAAATTCTATTACATTTTCTAATGAACGACTGTTTGATAAAAGAAAAAAATTTAACACTCTTTCTGGATAGTTTTTCTTTAACCAAAAATTGGTTATTTTTATTATTTCTTTTTCATTTTTTCTAGCGGAAATGGCATAAAAGGTTTTTTCTTTAGGCTCTATCAATTTATCGGCGTTTAAATACCAATAATTTAAAAACTCTTTTCTTTTTCGTCTTTCTACACCATTCATTTTTCCCCATTTTTTTATGCTTGGTGGTGGTTGTTTTGCCAATACTCCATCTATGTCATATGAAACAATCATAATTTTAAAATATCAAATTTTTCACGTTTTTCTATAAAATCTTTTTGGAATTGCCATATATTTTTTCTTTCTAAAACACTTTTGTTCAAAAAATTATCTATATCTTTTGCTTCTTTTATTTGATAACACCAATTCAAACCTTGATTGCCGCAAGTTGTAATAACCGGAATACCAGCATACACCGCATGATACGCTCTACCAGTTCTCCATCCACTTTCTTTGTGTTTATCATCATAAATAGCTAAACAACCTTTGTATTTTTGATAAAACACCCGTCTAAATTTCTGCGGAGGATTTTCTACAACATTGCAATTAAAATTTTTCCATTCTTCTGGTTTACCTGAAATCTGTAATTTTTCAGATTTAAGATATTCTTTAAAATATTTATTTCTACCACTTGGCCTTCCGATATAAACCATTTTATTAATCGGTCCATCATGAAAAACATCAAAAGACATTCCAGAATTCATTGCAAAATCTATAGCGCGTATTTCGTTTGGACATTTTAAAATTGTTTTTGCTTTTTCTGGATTGGTTGCATTTACGGCTAATGTCCATCTTGACCAATTTTCATTTTTTAATAAATCCCATAAAAAAGGCAAATCAGGATCATCATTAATGAAAATAATTCTATTTTTATGCGATTTAATTATTTCTAAAGTTTTATCCCAATATTTTTGATAAAACTGTAAATTTGTGCCGCCAAATTCTAAAATCAACACATCACAATTTTTGTATTGTTCGTTGCTAACAAAACCTTTTTCTTTAGTAGAGTCTGTAAATTCGGAAAAACAAAGTATTTGATGCCCAAATAATTGTAGATTTTTAAAAAAAGCAATTCTTTTTTCTACCCAAGCACCTCGGACACCATCTTCTCTATTAGTTAAACCGATTTTTCCAGAAACTCTCCTGTATCCGACTTTAATTTGATTTTTCCTTTTCTTGTTTCAAAAACGCCATTATCATATAGCCAAGGTAAGCACCAGAATCTCTCCAATATTTAACTAATTCTTGCGCTTCTTGGTAATGATCTGGTTCGAATTCTATTTGAATGGCTTTTCTGACGCCATTAGCCATATCTTCTATTTGAGAATTAAGATCGTCTTTATCATCTAAAATAGAATAATCGATAGTGTTAACCGATAATTCAGAAGGATCAAAAGCCAGCAACTCTATGTCAGCCCCCAAGTCTTCAAGGTCTTTGATTTCCATCATTAGAATTTCTTCATCCCAACCGGCATTTAAAGCAATTTTGTTATCCGCGATGCCATATAACCGTTTTTGTATTTCGGTCATGTCGGAACCGTCTATCGTAGGGATGTCTGTGATTCCTAGCTTGTAAGCCGCTAGCACTCGACCGTGACCAGCAATTATGCCGTTTTCACCATCTATTAAAACGGGAACCCGCCAGCCGAATTCTTTTATAGAACCGGCAATCTGCGCTACTTGAGCATCGCTGTGGGTTCGACTGTTTCGTGCATACGGAATCAATTGTTCAATCTTTTTGTATTGTATTGTTAGCATGTGATTTCAGCCGCTGTGTTGTTTGCTACATTCGCTCGATAAATGTAGATGGTTTTGCGGCCCCTGCCAGCTTCGGTCTTTTTTACAGCTTCTCGACTAATTAAACCACGCCGCGATAACGAACTTAAAGTAGCAAACACAACTGTTCTGCGACCGTTCAATTTTTCAATAATTTCTTTTGCATTCGACGGCTGTAGAGCCACTAATTCTAAAATTTGTTTTGTTATCATATATTGTCTTTTGTGATTTATTAAATACTACCTGTTTTATGAAAGATCAACAACCCGTTGCACATATCGGCCATTTGCATTCTTACGCCATCCGTGAATTTCAATCCGAATTCCTGCTTCCCTAACCCTGCCGACTGTTTCGCTTGCCGCAACCTTTGCAACCCGGTTAGCAACGGCCTGGGCGGTCACCTGCACCGCGAGCACTTCGCCGCGCCGGATCGCCAGCAAGTCAGCCCATCCCCACAAATCTTTACGCGTTCGAGTAAAAGAATTCCATTTCTCAACTACTTCGACCAAGTAACCGAGTTCCCTAAGAGCTTTCAAACTGCGCTGCGTCGGAGTCATTTTTACCCTTTGCGTTTAATAATTGCCTAAGAATTTCCGTAACGTTGGCTTGCTTATTCAAATTATTGTCCCGCTGTTTTTTGTTTTGCAACGCACGTTTAATTCCAAGCCGAACTACGTGGTCAACGTAATTTCCTGTAAATCCTTTGGGCATATTAACCTTTTGGTTTTTAACAATAATTCCCATTCCGTTCCATATCGCGCTTCGAATTCACGCCTGAACGGGTGCCTGGACACCGCAGTATCATTTCTGATACCTGATTCGTGGTGTCCTTCCTAC